AACGTAACTAAGGGCGGCATTTTATGCCCTAAGCGTAACTTTGGGGACGAGTGCCCCATCTGTGAGTTCGCGTCCAATCTATGGCGCGAAGGCGTAGACAACAATGACGAGGACTCGAAACGCACAGCTAAGAATCTGTTCGTTCGCCAGCGCTTCTTCAGCCCGGTTCTTATCCGCGGCGAGGAAACCGATGGTGTCCGTTGGTGGGGCTATGGCAAGACTGCTTACGAAAGCCTGCTCAATCTTGTGCTAAACCCAGATTACGGTGATATCACCGATACTGATGAGGGCACCGATCTGGTGCTTAACTATGGAAAGCCTGCTGGAGCATCGTTCCCGCAGACTAAGCTGCAGCCACGACGACGTCCGTCGCCACTGGCTGATGACGCTGATAGGATCGGCGAGCTGCTTGGCTCGATCGAGGACTTCATGGGAGTTTTTGAACGAAAGACCCCACAGGAGGTCGAGAAGATCCTAGAGGAGTTCATTTCCGGTGGCGTTGACGCAGAAGGTAACTCTACGGAGACCGTACAGTATGCGGCCAACAAGACCGACTCAGTGGACAATGCGTTCCAAGAGTTGATGAACGCCTAGACAACAATACCGCAGGGGGGCACGGGTTTACAGGTGCCCCATTTGGGGGGAAAATATGAGTGCAGAACATCTATCTAATCGTGATACAAAGTGGGTCAGCGAGGCTCGCATCGTCGGCGACCAGGGAGAGCAAGACCTGATTACAGCCTTGGAGTCCCGACTACCAGAACACTATGTTGTAACCAAGAGGCCGCGGCTTCGGGTTTATCCTTCAGGAGGGTGCATTATCTTGGACGCCCAGGTGTTAAACGCTCTAACAGGCAAGATCCTTTTCATCGAAAAGAAGACAGGAAATAAGGGGGGGAACGCTCATGAGCGTGTGTACAAGTTTATTTCCGAAGGGCTTAAGCGCAAGGTAAGCTCACTTTATACCACTACTAGCAATCCGTTTTTCTTAGTCTTTTCGGGACAAACGTTTCAGCGGAAGAAATACGCTAATGAGCTGTCGCTGCTGCTGGAGGGGGAACAGTACGCCATTATGGACCCTGGCTTTTCCAACATTGGCCAGGTCGTACATCAAATCATGGAGATTGTGTAAATGAAGCCCCTTTTCATGTGGGCCGGCGGCAAGAATAAGATGCTCTCTAAGTATCAACAGGCTGCTGCCCTTCCTTCAAACTTTGGTTCTTATGTGGAGCCGTTTTTTGGGGGAGGGGCCATGTTTATCTGGGCCTACGAACAAAACCCTGAAGCTAAGTTCTACATCAACGACATTAACCCCCATATTATGGGAATTTATCAAGCCATCCGCGACGACTGTGATGCTTTTTGCAACGTCTTGAATGGGCTAGAGGCGATCTACTTGCCACTCAAGTCGCCCAAAGAGATACCCACAAACAAGGAGTTGCAAAAGAAACACGAGATTCCAGGCCTAAAGCGCCGTTATGATTGGCGTGCCATTTATCGCGAAGAAAGCACTCGCCGTCATTTCTATTTCAAGCTGCGTGATCGCTATGCGTGGCGCCATGAAAAGTGGAAGCCCACCTTTGAAGCCGCTGTATTATACTTCCTAATGAAGACGGGGTTTAATGGCATATGGCAACTAAATCAAAATACAAACGGCAGGTTCGGCACCCCCTGTGGCCTCCTGAATCAAAAAGACAAGGTCTATGACAGGGATAACGTGCGTAAGTGGCATGAAGCGCTTCAGCGTTGTGAGCTTTTCGCTCAAGATTTTAGCGAAATGCTGCCCCATGTGGGGAAAGGGTCGTTTGTCTTTTTAGACCCGCCGTATCGTGGATCTTTTGCCGATTATGGTACGGATGCCGACGACAGTTTTCAGCAGCGAGTAATAAACTTTTTAAATGATTGTACATCTTCTGGCGCATATGCGATAATGTCTAATAGAGATACGGGCGATGGCTTCTTTGAAGCGCGCAGCGGGGATAACGAAATACAATATTTCGATGTCACCTATACCGCCGGTCGCAGAAAAAAGTTAGAAGACGGAACCTATAAAGCCACAAAGGCTACTGAAATATTAATGAAAGGAAAATTAAATGTCCGCAAACCTTAGAGACATGTCACAGACACCATCGCCCCTCCAAACTCCTTTGGGGATGGCGGTACAAGATAAAACCTTGTTTGATAATTATGCCGGCGACGAGTGCTATAGTCGGATTGGAAATTATTTAAATGAGCATGGTATCCCACATGGTATCATGAAAGATTTCGACTTTAAACAGAACTTAGCTCCGAAGACCGACCCGCTCTATACTCAGGCATGTCAGTCCCGGGCCCGCAGCACGGACCCTCAGCGAGTGGCGGATTATGCTGAACGCTTCCGGGGAGGGGAGAGGGTTAAGTATCCCCCTATTTTGGCGCCGACAAGCAACGGCCGCGCCGTGCCAATGGTGGGAAACCACAGAAGCCAAGCCCTAGCTAGCGCGGGGATAAAGAGCCCAGTTATTGTTATTGATATTTCGAAGTATACTCCCGCTGAGGTTAAGGATATGTGCGCTGCGATCGCCGCAATGTCCAACACGGAGGGGCAATACTCTCGCGAGGAAGACACCCTAGAAGATATAACTTTGCAAGTGGGCCATGCTTACCGGAACATGATGTCCGTGGACCTTACGTCACGCACTAGCTTTACTAAGGCCGCACGCACATGGAGATCGCGTATCAGCGCGGCGAGCACGCCCGCTGTCGAAAAAAGCCTTAAGAAGGAGTGGTTCGCCGAGTGGATGGACCGCGAGAAGCCGTATAGCTTTACAGCCTCCACCACCCGCGGCCGTATTTTTAATCAAGTTTTTTCTAGCGCTAGCGGTATGTATATGAGCGCCGAGGACCACTATACCGACGAAACCCTACAAGACTTGTTTAAGAATAAGTTCACGAATTCGACGTGGGATCCCTCCGAGAACCAACTAGGCGCAGAAAGCAACATTCATCAACTGGCCGCGAACTGGACAAACAAGGAGCCAACACAGCATATTCGTCGAACAATGCATGACAAGGTCTTTCTTGAAGAGTTGAAAGTATCACAGCAGTACGAACTGTGGCTTGTAATTTGGGGAAGTCCAATGACGACTACGGTTAAGGGACGCACGGACGGTATCGCGTCTGTTATGAAAAAGCTGAGGCGTGACAACTTAAATCCGCGAACTCCCCTCGCGGGCTATCCAATGGTTACCAAGGTTTTGTTTCCTCAAGCTTTGGCCTGTGATCAAGACACGGACTATGCTTATCAGTGGAACCCCCAAGACTTTTGTTTTGACGAAGTATAGAGGTAAAAATGGCTAGAGTCGCAAAAGCCAAGACAGGAAAGCTGTCTTTGGCTGATATGAGAAATCTTATTAACAAGAAGGCGGGAATGAATGTCGCCCACGATCTTACACAAGAGAACCCCACGGAAGTCAAGGACTGGATTCCAACGGGTTCGCGGTGGCTGGACTCAATCATCTGTCGGGGAAAGTCAGCGGGCATTCCCGTTGGCAAGACGACAGAGATCGCCGGCTTAGAAGCAACAGGCAAGTCATACATGGCTGCGCAGATTGCCGGCAACGCCCAGAAAATGGGGATCGATGTAGTTTACTTTGATTCAGAGTCAGCCATCGATCCGACCTTCCTTGTGAAGGCTGGTTGCGACCTAGAGCAGCTTCTATATATTCAAGCCGCGTCTGTGGAGTTTGTGCTGGAGACTATCGAGGAGATTCTGGGAGCAACAGACAATAGAGTTTTGTTCATCTGGGATTCTCTCGCACTAACCCCTGCAATCTCTGACGTAGAGGGTGACTTTAACCCGCAATCCTCTATGGCTGTCAAGGCACGTATTCTCGCCAAGGGAATGTCCAAGCTGACACAGCCCATTGCGAACACGAAATCCACCTTCCTCGTCCTCAACCAGCTAAAAACCAACATCACACGTATGCCAGCGGAGGCTATGACCACCCCCTACGTGACGCCAGGCGGAAAAGCGATGATCTATGCGTATTCGCTGCGCATCTGGCTTACAGGGCGTAAGGCGAAGGCGTCTTTCGTTACTGACGACAACGGATTCCGTATCGGTTCCGAGGTCAAGGTGAAGCTTGAGAAGTCTCGCTTTGGAACCCAAGGTCGCCAGTGCAACTTCAAGATTTTATGGGGCGACCAGATTGGTATTCAGGATGACGAGAGTCTGTTTGATGCAATTAAGGGCTCCGCGCATATCTCCCAGAAGGGTGCGTGGTATGAGCTGGATATGGGAGACGGAACCTCACAGAAGTTTCAGGCATCCCGTTGGATGGAGTTCATGGCAGATGAAAAGTTCAAGGCTCGTGTGCTTCAAGTAATGGATGAAGAGGTAATCTTTAGATTTGACCAGCGTCAAGGAAACGCTGCAGACTTTTATGAGACGGATGATGTTTAGCCTTGACTTTTGGCTCACATTCCTGTATTATTTAGATACTGGAGAGCCCCCATGGTTGTTACTAAGCGTCATCGCCGTCACCTTGATTTGGCAAAGCGCGTTGCGCACAATTCAAGCTTTGAAGACTATCGCCACGGGGCTGTACTCGCTCGTGGCAAGAGCGTAATAAACGCCTCCGCTAATAAGAACAGCTATAAGTCGTGGGGGCAGCGTTTCCGCCATCGTGATTGCGGTTACGCAACCCAACACGCGGAACTCGGTTGCATCCTGGGCGTGGATAGATCCCTCACCCAGGGTGCAACTGTTTATGTAGCACGTATTGGAAAGCTTGGCGATCTTCGCTATTCCAAGCCGTGCCCGATGTGCCAGTCGGCGATGAAGCACGTCGGCATTCGCGAAGTTATTTACACAGTTAATGAAGAGGAAGTAGGTCGCTTGAGACTATGACAAAAAGAGTAATGGTTATTGACGCCCTGAATATGTATTTTCGGGCATATATTGTAGATCCGAGTCTCTCCACAAACGGGGAGCCCATCGGCGGCATTAAGGGGTTCATCAAGATCCTTCAGAAGATGTGCCGAGAGATGAAGCCCGACCAGATTGTGATCTGTTGGGATGGCGCCGGCGGCAGCAACAAGCGTCGAGCACAAAACAAGAACTATAAGTCAGGGCGCAAGCCCATCCGCCTGAATCGCAGCGTTCGCAATATGTCGTTGGACGAAGAGACGGAGAACAAGATTTGGCAACAGACCGAGCTGTTCGGACTTCTTAACCATATGCCCATCATTCAGTTTATATTCCCCGAGGTGGAAGCTGACGATGTGATTAGCGCGGTAGTGCAGGCGCCCGCTTATGAGGGGTGGCAAAAGGTTATTATATCATCAGACAAAGACTTTCTTCAATTGTTGGGAAACGACGATGTTGTGCTTTATCGCCCAATCCAGAAGCAGTTCCTGAATCGGCTAAGAGTGGTCGAAGACTATGGCATCCACCCCACCAACTTCGCAATGGCACGAGCGATGGTCGGAGACCCAAGCGACAACCTCGCAGGCATTAGGGGCATCGGGCTGCCAACGGTCTCCAAGAGGCTACCTTTTCTAAAAGAGGAGAAATCCTTTACTTTCGGTGACATCTACGATCACTGCGAAAAGACAGAAAATAAACTCAAGATTCATACCAATATTTTGGAAAATAAAGCTGTCATAGAAGATAATTATAAGCTCATGCAGTTGTATTCTCCTTCCATTTCAGTGCAGAGTAAGGAGAAGATTAAGTACACTCTTGAAAACGCGGATATGGGATTCAACAAGACCGGAGTGGTTAAGACCATGTATGAAATCGGTTTTGGGGAACTTAACTGGTCTGATTTGGCTGCAACTTTGCGCCGGATTTCTCTTGAAAATTCTGGAAATTAATGTATAATACAATGGTAGGGGGATCGATGGGGAACGGTGACAAGGTTGATTTTAGCAGGTTTGGTAAATCGTTTCAAGAAAGCTTGTGTCAGCTTGTCTTGCAGGATCGTCCTTTTGCAGATCAAATTTCGGAGGTCTTAGACTATAATTTCCTCGAATTGAAGTATCTGCAGGTATTTGTCAAGAAGGTTTTCGCTTATCGTGACAAGTATGGGGTTCATCCCTCCGCCAAGATTATGCTCACCATTCTTCGTTCGGACTTGGAGAATGAGAACGACGCAATCCAGAAGCAAACCCGTGATTATTACGCTCGTATTTACGATCAGGACATTCGCGATAGCAAATATATCAAGGAGACTTCGCTTGAGTTCTGCAAGAAGCAAAAGCTAAAGGAGGCGATGCTTAAGTCCGTAGACCTCCTTCAGAACTCTTCCTTTGATGAAATTGCCAAGACCATCAACGATGCCCTGGTCCTGGGCTCCGACAATGATTTTGGATATGACTATTTCAAGGACTTTGAGGCACGATTTCAGTTTAAGGCTCGCAACCCAATTGCTACAGGCTGGAAAGAAATGGACGATATTTGCAAGGGAGGGCTCGGCAAAGGCGAGCTGGGTGTTGTGATTGCCCCCACTGGTGCCGGCAAGTCTATGGCGCTTGTGCATATTGGTGCGCAGGCTGTAAAAGCCGGCAAAACTGTGGTATATTACACACTAGAGCTACAAGACACCGTTGTCGGCGGACGGTTTGATAGTTGCCTAACCGGACTTCCATTGAACGAACTTATTCCCCTCAAAGAGCAGATTTATGAGATGGTCAAGGATATCCCAGGACAGCTCGTTATTAAAGAATATCCAACCCGGTCAGCCAGCACCAACACAATCAAGAACCACCTAGAGAAGCTGCGAAATCGTGGAATTGAGCCGGATGTGGTGCTGGTCGACTACGCTGATCTTTTACGTCCGGTGGCTGTTCATCGCGAACGACGTCATGAGCTGGAAAATACTTACGAAGACTTGCGCGGCATGGCACAGGAGTTTGGGCTGTCCATTTGGACGGCTTCGCAGACGAACCGCTCTGGTCTAAACGCAGAGGTCATTACAATGGAGTCCATTTCAGAAGCATTTAACAAATGCTTTGTTGCGGATTTCATTTTCTCCATCTCACGGACCATCGAAGATAAGGCGGTCAATGGTGGGAGGGTTTTCATTGCTAAGAACCGTAACGGACCTGATGGGCTGGTTTATCCTATATTTATGGACACGTCTAATGTATCTATCAAGGTGCTGCCGCCAGCGACAGAGGAGAATCTAAACGCATCCATGGCGCCATCTTCAAAGGAACAGTCACAGCACCTATTTGACAAGTATAAGAAGTTTAAGAAGAAAGGAAGAGTTAAAAATGCATAGCGCGGAGGAAGTAAGAGAAGCTACTTTAGAATATTTTAATGGGGATGAGTTGGCCACAAATGTTTTTATGACCAAATATTGCCTCAAAGATAAAAAGGGCAACCTCACTGAACTCACCCCCGATAACATGCACATTCGCTTGGCTACTGAGTTCGCCCGGATGGAAGCCAAATTTGGGGGCACCCGCGCTCTTTCATATGATGAAATTTATGCACTTTTAAAGAACTTCAATCAAGTGGTCCCGCAGGGATCGCCGATGATGGGAATCGGAAATAATCATGTTAATGTATCTCTCTCAAATTGCGTCGTGGTGGACAGCCCTGCTGATAACATATCTTCCATCATGGATGGTGGTAAGCACCTCGCCAATCTATTTAAACGCCGTTGTGGTGTTGGGCTTGACCTTTCTAATCTTCGCCCACAAGATACTCCTGTCAACAACTCGGCTGGTACGACTACTGGCGCTTGGAGCTTTGCTGATTTCTATTCTTATGTCTGTCGTATGATCGGGCAGAATGGTCGTCGG